TGGTGCAATGCGGATCGTGCCCAGGACTTAATGGACGGTTGGCTTGGGCTTTAGGAAACCCTTTTCTCTTCCCCCCCAAAAAAGATTTCTCTCCTTGGCAGTAACAGGTACTATCTAGGGATGGTGAGGAAAGCTGAAGGACTATTGCTGGAATGTACTAAGTGCAAAAGGATGTTGCCTCGAGGACGGTTTGGCCGTCGTGGCAAGGGAAAGGCATCTTGGTGCAAAGAGTGCTTGAAGCCGTACAAGGCATCGGCAGCAGCGACCAGACAGAAACGGATGGTGGGTCGGGGGAAGTTTAAGGCCGAGGATGTCAAACACCTGTATGTTGTTCAGGGTGCGCGGTGTAAGCTGTGCAATAGGCATTTGGGTATTACTGGGTATCATGTGGATCATGTAATACCCATTGCGAAAGGGGGATTGAATGTGGCTTACAATCTACAGCTCTTATGCCCCAAATGTAATTTGAGTAAGGGCAAAAAATGATTCCTGACAAATTAAAATCCAAACGTGGCTTTGCGTCGATGTCTCCTGAAAAAAAGGCATTGATTCAATCCATGGGTGGCAAGGCCGTTCCAAAAGAGAAACGGGCCTTTAATAACAAAGAATTAGCCAAACGTGCTGGAAAGCGCGGTGGCTTGCGTTGGGTATTGAAAGACAAAGATTCCATTAACTACTGAGGACATTATGGCTAGTAAAAAGAAAGGCTTGTACGCCAACATCCATGCCAAACAAGAACGTATAGCAAAAGGTTCTGGCGAGAAAATGCGTAAGCCAGGCAGTGCTGGCGCCCCAACGGCTAGTGCGTTTAAGAAGTCGGCAAAGACAGCAAAGAAAACCAAGAAGTGAAATTTCCCCACGACCAATTCATTGCGTTCTGCAAAGCGTTAAAGATTGATTCCAAAGAACGCGGTGTAATTAGTCTGGGGGAATCCCTACTAGGAACCCAGAAATGGGTGCTAGAGAAAATCATTCGGGGACTTGAGGATGGTGTCCACGACTTTGTGACTTTAAAATGCCGTCAAGCCGGTATATCAACCATCTCCCTTGCGTTGGATATGTTTTGGCTATTCCGGCACAAAGGGACTAACGGAATGCTGGCCGTCCATGAGGACACAGCCCGTGACAGCTTTCGCTCGACCTTGGAGCTGTATTACGGATCCTTGCCACCGGCATGGAAACGTCCCATTAAAGACCACAACCGAAACCAGTTAGTCCTCACCACAGGAACCAAACTGTTGTACCGCGTGGCAGGAACCAAGAAAACAGGCAAAGGTGGCTTGGGTCGTTCCAGTGCCATTAGCTTCCTACATGCCACAGAAATGAGTTCGTGGGGTGATGCCGAAGGATTTGCCTCACTCAAAGCTTCATTAGCCCAAAAGAATCCCAACCGGCTGTACCATTGGGAATCTACCGCTCGCGGTTTTGAAAACCTGTTCTACGATCAATGGGAAGAAGCCAAGTCAGCCGCCTCGCAGCACGCCATTTTTGTGAGCTGGTGGGCAAACGAGATGTATCGGTTAGGGCGTGACGATGCGCTTTACAAGATTTATTATGGCGCCAAAGGTCGCTTTAGTACCCAAGAAAAGATGTGGGCTAAAGAAGTGAAACTACTGTACGGAGTCGAAATTGATGACGAACAAATTGCCTGGTGGCGATGGCTTGCCGCTGAACAACAATCGGATGAGTCACTTCGATTGCAAGAGTACCCCTGGACCGAGCATCAAGCATTTCAAGCGTCCGGCTCTCAGTTCTTTTCAAGCCTTGAATTGTCCCGACTATACCAAGAACAGAACGCAATTCCAGAGCCGGAATACTATCGATTAACCTTCCGCGACAACTTTATTGAAACCGAAGTCCAGTCAGCCAACATTAAGACAGCCACACTTAAAGTGTGGGACAACCCCGCCAAGCACGGCTTTTATGTGTTGGGTGCAGACCCCGCCTACGGATCGTCAGACAACGCTGACGGGTTTGTGATTAGCGTTTGGCGTGTGTGGGCAGACCGTGCCCAGCAAGTAGCCGAGTATGTGGACTACGACATTACAACATCACAGTTTGCGTGGGCAATTGCTTACCTTGCCGGTGCTTACGGACCGTGTACATTTAATTTGGAAGTATCGGGTCCAGGACACGCGGTGCTAAACGAAATTCTCAACATGCGAAAAGAACGCACGTTTGGGTTAGCGTCCTCCCGTCCGGTGTTAAAAGACGTGTTGGGTTCCATGCGAGACTTCCTGTACCGCAAGTACGACTCCATCAACGGGTCAACTAACGCGGTCCACACGCACACCAACTACCAGATGAAAGAACGCATGATGAACACCTACCGCGATTATGTGGAACGCAAAATGGCGGTTCCTGTGTCGCGTGAACTCATTAGCGAAATGACGGCAGTGCAACGTCTGGCAGGTTCCGCGCCCGCCGCCCCTGACCACCGTAAAGACGACCGTGTAATTGCCGCTGCGCTAGCCATCTTGGCGTGGAACGACCAAGTGCGCTCTAAGCTCATGGTCCAAGGCATGATTTACGAAAACACCCAACAGTTAGAAGCCGAGCGGTCTTCAATGCAAGGAATGCAAATTGCTGGCCCCCGCATGGTCAGACAATACATGAAAGACTTAGGCATCTTGTATAGCAAAACCGATGCCGGACAAGGCAACGTTAAAATGTCCCGCAATCGGAATGCCAGCCGCACATGAGCGAAAAGTTTTCAACTGTTGTTGGCGACGATTCAGAGAACGCATGGAACGACCGGCATTTACAACACGCTTACCTGTGGCTAACCACCAATCTTAACTCACCGTACGTTGGTAGCCCTGCCATGCTGTTCACGGCCATGGGAATCAGCAAGCCGGTGTGGATGGATTTCCGCAAAGCGTTTAACCGCGCCAACTTTAGCCGTTATCGGTACATTGTACGGATCCGAATGACTAAAGCTTTGCAAAAGGTATTGGCCGGTGAGTACATACCAACGGTTACCAAACGCAATAAACGTAATCAGATCATTGGGTATACCATCACTCCAGCGGTAAACCCCCAACCCTTGAACTGCCCGCCGTTTTATCGGGGCAGTGTCAAGCTAACGACCAAAGGATTACAAATCTCCTTACGCCGTACAGACGCTCAATTAGCCCCTAAGCATGACCCTGAAGGGCGAAATCGGTTGATTAACGCATTCCAAAAGAGGTAAAACCCCGCCATGGCAATCTTAAAAGAATTTACTTGTGCCGCACACGGTCCATTTGATGAACGTGTTGAGGGGGATGAGATCCCTCAGTGCCCCACAGGATGTTCTCCACGGTTTGTCAGACGGGAAATTCGCACTGCACCGGCCATGAAAACGGTCATTTCGGGCCGTTTGGACACGTTACAACGCGATATTGCCCACGATTTTGGATTATCGGACATGAAGGTCAATAAAGACTCTAACGCTTCTGTCATGGAAAATTTACGCCGTGGAGAGGACTTTTCGCCCAAATGGGTCGATGTTCCAAACAAAATGAAGTCCGGTTGGGCCAATCGAGGCGAGCAAGCGGGGTCAATTAGCCCCACGTCTTTGGGATTGCAGGGTGAAAACAACTTAGCTCCCGTTGCACAAACGGGTCAATTGCCGCGCCGGATTCCAACACGGATTGAAGGCCGCGACATTACTAAAATTTCTGATGTAAGCGTATGAAACTACCCCCGCAAAAAGAATTGTTTGAATTTTATGTTCAACTGAACAACAAGTGTAATTCCACACGAGAAGATCGGCGTCGGATGTACACACTGTGGCGTTCGTTCTTTTTGTTTGGCGGTGGACCTGAGATGACCGAAAACACGGTCAACAAAATTTACTCGCACATTGAACAATTAAACTCGTTGATGTATTCGTCGGAAACCACACGGTTTTCCATTGACTTAACACCCAGTGCGTCGGAGTTGTTCCGCGACCAAGTGCGCCCGTTAATGGAATCCTTGAACGACGATTGGCATATGTCCAACACGGATTTAATTTTTGGTCAGGCACTCATGTGGTCGTTCTGTTACGGCTCCATGTTTGTCAAACTCCGTATTAACCAACAAGGCAGCATTGAACCGTTTGTTGTTGAGCCTTACGACATTGGTGTGCTGCGCGAGGACATTTACGGATTGTGGCGGCAGGAAGCGTTTACGCATTCCTACTACATTACAAAATCCCAATTTGAGTACGAGCTGCGCGCCATCCCGCATCCCCGCGTGGATGCCATCTTGGCCGAAGTCGTTGCCATGCCCAAGGGCGTAGCCAATGACAGCACATCCGTCATGGACCGAATTGTCACAAGCCAGTCCAGCCCTAACACCATTGGTAACGTCAATTTTGATCTCACCTCACCCAATCGGTACAAACCGAAAGTGGCTGAAGAATTGCTCAAAATGTCGGAACTGTATGTGTTTGATGATGACATTGGGGATTTCCGTATCGTCACCATTGCAGAACCCGGCGTGGTGGTCTTTGACCGACCCATTGAAAAAGTATTCATCAAAAACGAAATACCGTTTATTCAAATTTGCCCAAATCCTGCCCACGATTTTTTCTGGGGCTATTCGGAAGTGGACAAGCTCATTCCGCTACAACGGATGCGAAACGAGCGCATGGAACAGATCCGTCACATGCTTAACCTACAAGCCAATCCACCAAAGTTTGGATCGGGCTTCCAAGGCAGCATTGACGAGATGGCTGACACATTGGACAGCCCTGGCGGCTTGGTATCAGCAGACATGCCTGGCGCAAAGATGGAAGCCATTGTCCCCGTAATCCCCGAAGATCTCTACAAAGAGATTCGAGAACTTGACAGTATGTTTGAGGAAATTTCGGGAATTACTAACGTCATGTCAGGCAAGGGCGAATCGGGCGTTCGCAGTGGTGGACACGCGGCCAACCTTGCACGGCTTGGCAGTTCACGCGCCAAGAAACGCGCCATGATTATTGAAGATTCGCTCGAAAAATTGGCAATGTTGTTTTTACAACTCAAACAAGCGTACGATAAATCGCGGCTTCGTGCGGAAAACGGCATGGAGTTTGTGGCAGACCAATTTACTGATAAATACATTGTGAAAGTGGATGCACACAGCAATAGCCCTATTTTCCAAGAGGATCAGCGATCATTAGCGTTTGAATTGTTTAAAGCCAAAGCCATTGATCGTGAATCGTTGATTGATCTGCTTGACGTTCCGATGAAAGAGTTGTTAAAACAGAGACTCCAGAAAATGGAAACGGCTGAAGCCAAACAGCAACAGCAACAGCAAGCCATGGAACTGGAAAAGCAAGCCCAAAAGGCCAAACTACATTCAGTGAAAGGTGGCAAATGAAACGTGGTAAGAGATCGTCTAAGCGCAAAATGTGTCGCTAAGATTGGACTTTAATGTGTTAGGGGGGCTGGCATTTGAATAAGGAGTCCATCATGGCACGTCGTCATAAGCGTGGCGGTCGGAAGGCGAAGCGCAAGTAATTTTTGCGCTCCGGTTTATTCCGTAGCTTCTGGCCGGTAAGTTTAGGCTCACCGGCCTTTTTATTGGATTGCAATAGTTGTTGACTTTCGCATCAGCTAAATTATAGAAATCACATATGAGCGTACCTCCACAAATCATGCAAGCCCTCGGCGGCGGCGGCCCAGGCGGCCTCCCCGGTCCCGGTGGTCCTCCCGGCGCACCTCCAGCTCCTGCTGGTGGCCCGATGATGGCTCCTGCCAAAAAGCAGGGAAATGAAGCTGGTGCCCGCGCTGATGTACAAGTGTGTATTAAGAAATTAACGCAAGCGTTGCAGACGTTTGAACCAATTGGTGAGGATGGCAAGGCCATCATGAAAGCGATTGGTGCATTGACGAAGCACTTTGGTAAAACAGAATCTTCTGATAAGCAGTTAATGCCCGCTGAAATTATGCAAGCTGTTTCTGGGTTGGCAGGACCAGGAGCGCCCCCACCAGGGCTTCCTACCGCGCCACCTCCCGTCCCTCCTCCGTCCCCAATGTAAGGAAGCGCCACCATGTCAGGTGATCGTTTATTTGATCCGTCCAGTTCGCTCCGTATTCGTGACCCGCAAGATAATGCGAGTCCAAGCGACCGTATCCGCAATCCACCACGCTATATGCAGTTGGGTGGGCTTGAGTCGGGTTCGGCTCGCGGCACCATGGTTAACGACATGAAGGTTCGCCCACCAGGCAGCACTCAGTCGAAAATTCCAGTTGGTAGGAATCCAAAAGGGTATTAATTCATAAGTCCAGGGGAAGATTATTATGGCAATTTCACTCGAAAATATGACCGATGAACAACGCGAACAGGCTGTGCGCTTGTTTTCGTTTGTAAAGCAAAATCCTGATATTGAAAAGCAAATCAGGCGGGAAGCAAAGAAAAAGCATCCCAACATGCAAGCACCGGATCTTGACCTTGAAGATCAACTTCAAGCGCAGCGAGATGAGTTTAGAGAGGAATTGCAAAAGCGCGACAAAGCAACGCTTGATGCGTTGCAATCGCAGCGACGTGCGGAATACCATTCAAAAATTAAATCGAATGGTTTGGATCCAGAAGAAATTGAGCGAGTCATGGTTGATGAAAACATCGCCAACTATGACACCGCAATTAAGTATGTGAGAGCGCAGAAACAGTTGGCTCCCGCAACAGCAGAGTCAGTCAGTCCGATGACTTTGCCGGATACAAAAGATTTGTGGTCAGACAAGAACGGCTTTGCAAAACGAACCGCTTTTGATGCCATCAATGAGTTGAAATCTCGCAGGGTATTAGGACAGTAACAACAATTTTGCTGCGGGGGCAGTGCAGCTCAGACAACAGGTAGGAGTTTAAGTTATGGCAGTTTTTGGACAGGGCATTGTCCCAGCCGCAGGCCCGATTGCAAATGAATTAACGTACGTCACACGGCGTGCGTTTATTCCTAAAATGGTTGTGCAGATTTACCAGAGCAGCCCCGTCATTGCGGCTCTTTTGTCCAATGCACAGACCGCTTCTGGTGGTGTGTCGTCGGTTTCGGTTCCTGTTCAGGGCCAGCCGTTTGTTAACAGCCAATGGACGGACTATTCGGGTTCGTTCAACCAGCCACAGGCGCAGCAGGGCGCGTTTCTTGGGGAATTCAACCTCAAAGCCATCGTGACCCCAATTCCGTTCCTTGGAATGGAAGGCGCAGTACAGATGGACCACGCCATCATCCCGCTCATTGAAGCGCGTATGAATGACGCAACCAACAGCATGGTCGATGCGTTTGCGAATGCGCTGTACAACAACGTGACCAACACGCAGCAGATGGTTGGCCTTAACGGTGCAGTCGATGACGGCACCAATTTGGTCACTTACGGCAATATCAACCGAACGGCTTACCCATGGTGGCAGTCCAAGGTGTATAACGGTGGCGCCACAGCTTTGACCCGTAAACTGGCCTTGCAATACATTGCCGGTGCCCAGAAATACGGTTCAGAAATGCCAACCTTTGGCGTGTGCGGTATTGGCACATGGCTCGGCCTTGCCCAAGACTTTGTAGGTGCAGAGTCGTACCAGATTCAACCGGGTCACGGCTTTGATTCGGATGCAGACCGCCCACGGTCGGCGTTCCGTGCCCTTGATGTGGCCGGTGTCCCAATCTACTGCGACCCGTACTGCCCAGAAGGTACGTTGTACCTTTTGAACAGCAATTATCTCAATTTGTACGTACACGATCAGGCCGCATTTGCCTTTACCGGCTTTGAGTCCCTGCTCTCAAACTATCAGCTTGGCTACATTGGCGCGGTTTTGACCATTGCGGAACTTGTGCTGACGAAGCCTAAGACTTGCGTTAAGGTCACTAACCTCAGCGCAGTCGCAATCTAAGGAGCAACCATGTCAGATTTAAAAATTGCGGTAGGTGGTTTAGACTACTACCCAGAACAGTCCACAACGGCAAATAACACTGCCACAATGACTGCGGTAACCACGACGTCAACGAATAACATCATGACGATCACAACGGCGGCGGCGCACGGGTTGACTTTTAACCCTTCGTCCAACGTGTTGCCAAACTATTTTGTAAAGTTTGGTGGATCGGGTTATTCAGCCATTTCGGGCACAGGCGTGTTGCTTAATAACGTATTCCGTATTTTGTCAATTCCATCGACAACGACGTTTACGATTTACACAACAATCACGTCAATCACGACCACGACATCAAGCATAATTATTCCTGTGTTTTATCCAGTGTTCCAGACTGCGCTGTTGTCAGGCGCAGCCACGGGCACATTGGCCAGTGGTACAACCGGATCGTTTGCCACATCAGGCGGTTATCCGTTTTACGGAACTGTTCAGTGCGTCAATTTTACGTTTGGTGCAAATTGCAACGCGCAATACAACCCAGACAACACAGGTGTTCCGCTTGACGCATCAACAGGTAACACGCCATCAACAGCGCCAACCGTGCGTGTGTTAGCAGCGGTTAGCACTGGTGGTCAATTGCGTTTTGGACCGTACGATTACATTCAGGCGCTTGGCGCGTCAGGAACGTCGTACATTTCAATCGTTCAGTAATTTGAAATAAGGGGGGTTTGGAATGAGTACACTTGATTTGTCTGACTATGTAAGAGTCACGAACCGCACGGGTTCTACCATCAAGTCTAAATACGATGGTAAGGAATATGTGTTCAAAGACAACGATGAGACGGATGTTCATACGTTAGCTGCAACCCACATTTTTGGGTTTGGTACTAACGATAAAACAAATGCGTTTCATCGGTTAGGTTGGTTGAATGAAATGTCATATGACATGGCACTTGAACGACTAGTTGATATTGAGTTTACGGAAGTTCCAAATCCTGCCGTCAGTATTACGTCTGGTAAGAAATTTACCAAACGAGCAAAGATCAGCAGCCCCACTCCCCTGGCTGATGCTGGTGCGACAACGGGGGAGGAGGATGACTCCTCCCCTGATGAAGCTGAGGAAGCAGTAGGGGTTCGGTAATGCGGAGGATGAGTGGCTTTAACAAATTACATCACTCAGGTCCGCAGATTACTGCACGATCCAAACGGGCAGTATTGGTCTGATTCTGAATTAACAGACTATATTAACGAGTCAAGAAACCGTGTGTGTAAAGACACACGGTGCTTGCGTCAGCAGATTGTTGGTTTGACCACGCTCACCCAGAACGTGGAACAATACGTTATTAACAACACCGGCACTCAAACGTCAGGTTCACAGTTAGTAACGCTCCCCTCGGCATACACGGGCTATTCCATCATTGACGTGATGGGTATCAATATTTTGTGGGGTTCTACCCGCATTAAGCTCGCGTATTTGCCATGGACACGGTTTGACGTGCAGTTCCGCTATTGGAACAATATGCAGTCACGTCCTGTGTGCTACTCCCGTTATGGGACCATGAGCGTGTATGTGGGGCCAACACCCGATTCGTCGTATAGCAGTGATTGGGATTTGGCAATGATCCCGCCGCCATTAGTGTCGGATTCTACGCCAGAGCCCATTCCTGAGCCATTTACTACGCCAATTAAGTATTACGCCGCGCATTTAGCCAAGTTTCGGGAACAAGCCATGGGCGAAGCCGAAATGTTCCGTGAAATGTACGGACGTCAATCGCGTGTGGAAGCGTCGGCGTTCCAAGGGCGTGTCATTCCTAATCCGTACGCGAAATAAAAGGGCAGGACATGCCCGACGCACCAAAAGCACCAACAGCACAAGGCGAGAACCAGTTACGCACGAAATACTTTCGTGAGTGGAAAGCGGTTTATACCAAAGCCCGTCGCGTTGCAATTCCTGAAGATACGTTTTATGACCTGACCAACCTGATGCCAATTGGGTCGGCCAATATCCACACCATCCCAGGATTGTCAGCGGCACTGGTTGCGTATGGTGCCAATACCATCTATTGGATGCAGTATTGCAACATCAACTCGGTCAATTACATTATTTCGTTTGCCACCAATGGTAACGTATATGCGTACAACATTAATTCCAACACCAATGCGTTAATTAACTCAGGCAAAGCGTTAAGCGGATCCGGCTCTAATTTAGACCAATGGAAAAATTCCACGGTGCTGATTGCTGATAGCACCGGCTATTACAGTTGGGATGGCACCACGTTTACTGGCCCCATTACAGGCGGCACAACGCTGGCAACTGTCACCAGTGCCACCATTGCAGGATCTGTCGGCACGGTTCGGTTTTCCACCAATGCTAATTTATTGAACGGTGCGGCCATTATTTTGACGGGGTTTACGCCATCCGGTTGGAACGGGGCATGGAACGTCACAATCCCTACGCTGCCCGCCATTACGTCAATGACGTACTCAGGCACAGCCGCCACCATGGTGTTTAGTGCAGCGCACAATTTATCAACAAACGACATTATTACCCTGACAGGGTTTACCCCTATCGGATGGGATGGGACGTTTACGGTTACGGTCACAAACTCAACGACCATTACGTTTACTTTAGCCGCTACGCCCGTCCCGCCGGTTTTACCCACGGTGACAACTGGCACGGTAGCGGGAACAACAGGAACGCTGACGTTTAGCAGTGGTCACGGATTGACAACTGGCAATCTCATTATATTATCAGGTTTTACTCCAGCAGGATGGAATGGCACATGGGTCGTTACAACCGTATCTACAACAATCGTGACTATCACGTTTGTATCGGCTCCAACAGCCGTTACAGTGGTAGGAACAACCCTTGGGGAGATTGTGGGCCAAGCCGCAGTCAACAATGTGGCCCAGATTACGTTTACGAGTCCCCCAACGACAGCGACAATCCTTGGGACAGCGCAGAACGGCGGGGTGCTTCCGTTTGGGACGTTGGTTTCATCTGATGTTGCTGTATTCTCTAACCGCGTATGGATTTATTCCGACCGCGCTTTGTACGTTAGCGCCATTAACAGCTATACCGATTTTACTATTGTCAGTGGGGCGGTCATTCAGAATTTGACGGATCCGCAGCTCCGTGGTCAGGCCACGCGCATTTACAGTGCTAACGGCTATTTGTACATTTTTGGCAACAGTTCAATCAATGTCATTTCGGACGTTTATATCCCTAACGGGGCAGTCCCTCCCGCCCCTGTTTTTTCGGTTTTAAACGTCCAAGCTATTATTGGCTGCGACCAGCCGGGATCCGTGTTTACATTTGACCGCAACCTCATGTTTGCCAATACCTATGGGTTATGGACTTTAAGCGGTGTGACGGCCAATCGTATTTCAGAAGATATTGACGGAACCATCCAATACCTTGACACCAGTTTTGCCATTTCAGGCGGTACAGCGCGAGTTGAAAACATACTAAACGCAGGGTTTTTAATTAAACAAACTGGCGATCCCACGTTTGGGACACGCACAATTGTGTGCATGAATTTTGACAACAAATGGTGGTTTGCTAACTACGGCGCGCTCACGTTTGTGACCAGTGCCATTAAAACCAACCAACCTGTCATGTATGGATTGTTGGGAAATTCTTTGTATCAATTGTTTTCAGATAAAATTAACAGCCCTGCATCGTCCTGGCAGACCGCTTTGTGGCCCATGGACGATCAGTTGGCTGACAAAGAAGTGTTCCGCGCTGGCTTTGAAATGACCATTACGGCCATTAACCAAGTGACAGCCAGCATTGATACGCCCAATTCGTCTGCTCAATTCTATCCCCCGTCATGGAACTCAGCGGCTAATGTGGGCGTTGTTCAATGGGTCAACAACAGCGGAACGACTGTGGCATGGCAAAACAATAGTTTGGTTGCAGTTAATTGGTTTAGCGGATCGTATTTGTTGTATGTCGGTGACGGGTTAGGCGCTTTTGCCAAATACGTTGGCATTTCGGGTGCCGCAACGGCGGGTTCGGTTTACGAACTCAATTCTAATGTGATGGATTACGCATTGCGTAAACGCTGGTAAGGAATAGTCATGGCTGGTTCAATCGTTATTAACAACACTTTTGCGACTCAAGCGGGTCCAATTCCGCTATCGCAATTAGATAGCAATTTTAGTCAATTAACGACAGCCGTTAATAACACGGCCACGTTTTCTAATTATGCGGCAGATTCGGGCACTGCAAATTCGTATGCCATTGCGTTTTCATCCCCTACCACGGTTAGTTACACCGCTGGTTTGACGTTACGGTTTTTAGCTGGCAATACCAACACAGGCGCGTCCACGTTAAACGTCAACGGATTAGGCTCTCAAACAATTGTTGGACCAACCGGCTCGGCATTAACTGCCGGTGCGATTGTGGCTGGAACCGTTATTAGCGTGGTGTACAACGGCACGGCATTCCAATTAGTTGGTTTGACAACCAATTCATCCAGTTTGACCAGCCCTGTTACAATTTCAGCCCCTAGCAGCGGTAATGTCGCGTTAACCGTCAATGGTGTAACGGGGACGCATTCCACCAAGATTGCCGACTCGGCCACCAATTTGTTTAATGCCGGTTTTCTTGAAACCCCAATTAACACGCAGACAACCAATTACACCGCCGTGTTATCGGATTCCGGTAAATCCATTTATTACGCCAGTGCCGGTGCGGTTAACATAACCATTCCTGCCAACAGTTCTGTGGCATATCCCACAGGCACTGTACTGACGTTTATTAACGATGCGTCTGCTGCGGTTGCCATGAGCATTTTAATCACAACAGACACACTGGTGTTGGCCGGTTCGGGCACAACCGGAACACGCACATTGGCTCGATACGGTGTAGCAACAGCGGTCAAAGTTGCCAGCACTAAGTGGTACATTTCGGGAACCAACCTGACATGAGCGGGATTTTAAATTTACTGTTAGCCATTCGCACAGGAATCTCTGCAAGCTATTTAATAGCGTCTGGAGGCGGCGGCGGTGGACACGCTAATTCCGGTACAGGTATTGCAGTTGATGCGGGTGGCGGTGGTGCGGGCGGTTTGTTGACAGGCACAACAGTGTTAATTTCAGGCACCACATACACTGTCACTGTGGGTGCGGGTGGAGCTGGAGCAACTACTCAAAACGCTGCCGGAAGTCCTGGAAACTTTAGTCAAATTATTGGTGGCGTAGTCAATATTGCATCTGCTGGTGGAGGCGGCGGCGGTTCCGCTAAAGCCCCGACTCCCGGTACACAACCAACTTCAGGCGGTTCGGGTGGTGGTGGATTTGGTGTCAGTGGAACAGCCAGCACAGGAGCCGCAGGAACATCTGGTCAAGGCAATAGCGGCGGTGACGGCAATACAACGGGTCTTGGTGGTGGTGGCGGTGGTGGTGCCGGAGCTGCGGGTTCTACCGCACCCGTAACGGCTGGAGTGGGTGCCGCAGGTGGTGCAGGTTCTAGTTCATCCATTACCGGATCGGCTGTGACATATGCCGGAGGCGGTGGCGGTGGCGGCTTTAACACGGCAGGTGCTGCTGGAACGGGTGGTGGTGGAGCTGGTGGAGCAAATGCGGTTGGTTCAAACGGTTCGGCAAATACCGGTGGTGGTGCTGGCGGCGGGTCAAAAAACACAACGGTAGGAACAAACAATGGTGGAACGGGTGGGTCGGGCGTTGTAATTTTATCTATTGTTAGCGCGTATTACACGGGGACAACCACAGGCTCACCAACGGTTACAACTAGTGGTGGAAACACCATTTTGAAATTTACGGCGTCGGGGAGTTACACAGCATGAGCTATTTTGCAAAAGTGCAAGATGGATTGGTTACAGGCGTTATGTCGGCATCTCAGTCTGTTATTGATTCTGGACTATTTGGTGACCCCTCTATTTGGGTTCAAACTAGTTACAACACTTACGGCAACGTGCATTACGCACCCAGCCCGCCAGCCGAGCCAATGACTCCCGATGGCGGTGTAGCACTACGCGGTAATTACGCAGCAATTGGGTATACCTATGATTCTGTAAACAACGTGTTTTACGCGCCGTGTCCTGGCCCTGGGTATACATTAAATATATCAACATGGTTGTGGGATCCTCCCACAGGTGGATGATGGAAATTCAAGTGTCATGGCATGAAATTGCAACATCCGGTGCGTATGCGCTGTTTTGCATTTTTGGTTGGGTCATTCGTTCATTATGGGATGCGGTTCGCGATTTAGAACGTGACTTGCCCCAAAACTATGTACGCCGTGATGATTTTAAAGATGAAATGGTTGAGATTAAAGAAATGCTAACGCGCATTTTTGACAAATTGGATAACAAGGTAGACAAATGATTGTCACTCCGTTTGGCAATTTGTCGTTTGGTGACATATCCGGTTTAGAAAACTGGGTAAGCGCGCACGATCAACAACATCGTGCCGAACGGCAGGCCATTGCCCAGTTAAAAGGCATTCCTTTAACCTCAGTGAATTATGACCCCCCGCTAAATGATGATTGGCGGGGTAAGCATATGCTGGAACACGGGACGTTAATCACGTTTTCTAATCCCGACACCAGTATCAGTTCGGTTTTATTAGAGTCCAAATGGGATTCTGAAGCCGCTTTTTACATTTGGCACCAAGTGCATAACGCCGCGCATCGCACGTTAGATCAAGCACTGGGTATCTCAACGTCAGCGACGGGTGCGTAATGGCTACACCAGCAAATCAACTTCCGTTTGGAACACGACCAAACCCTCAAGGTGGTGGACCGCAAGGAATATCGGCTGAAGAAATGTCATTTACGCGAGGATATAACGATTGGTATAACTCCATGTCTCCGCAGCAACAAAAAGCATTTGAATACATGAGCGGAGAACAGGCTTTTAAAAATGCCGATGGAAGTTTTTCTTATCGAAATATGGCTGATGCTGGAACAGATTCTGGATTTTTTGGTGTTTTAGATAAATTAGCGCCAATTCTTGTTGAAGCCGGATTGGCGGCAGTGGCCGGTCCTGAATTATTAAGCGCTTTTGGCGGCGGTATTTTAGGCAGTGCTGAAACAGGCGCTGTATTGGGAGCCGCAAATTCCGCATTAACAGGTCAAGACATAGGAAAAGGTGCTTTAACAGGATTTGCTGGTGGCGGTTTAGGGTCTGCGTTGGGTGGTGTGGGTAAAAGCATTTCGGGTGCGGTTGGCGGTGGAACTTTTGGAGATTTTTTGTCTAAAATTTCAACTAAAGCCATTAGCCAAGCGACCATGGCCGGTGTCCAAGGCAAAGATGTTGGCAAAGCATTGGAATCAGGGGCGTTAAGTGGCTTTTTTCAAACCTTATCTAAAGACGCCATCAAAGCCATTGTCCCTGATAACACTCCAGGCTACCTTTCATCCGCTGCTGCGGGTGCCGTTGGCGGTGCCATAACAGGTGCTGTAAAAGGCCAAAACCCATTAACAAGTGCGTTAGGTGGTGCTGCCAGTTCCGAGTTGGGGTATCAATTATCACAGCTTGGCAGTAGCGCAGGGTTGTCAAATTTTCAACAACAAGCGTTATCCGTGGCGTTAAATGCCGCTATGGCAAAAAGCCCGTCCAAACCCACAGCCCCAACAGCAGCCAAAACTGTGGCTCCTGCGGCAACTACCACGGCGTCTACGCCGCCCCCTGCGGCAACGGCTACACCGACTCCTGTAATGCACACAACCGCCCCACAGGCCCCTACAACGAATTTGGGTGGCACTTCAAGCCCCCCTAGCAGTACCATTGACCCCACATTAGGCAGAGCGTTACTCCGAGAAGATAGCTTTGGCGGTAACAAATAGGATTTTTTATGGCAACCCCGAATCAAACCATCAATTACGGAACCAAACCCCCCGTTAAAAACCCATCAGGGTCTAAAACGGCAGGGGCTATTAGCGCTCCAGTAACTCCAGCAGTCAAAGGCATGCCACCGACACCTTCACGGACTCCTATGCCCGTGACGCCGATGCCGCCCACGGGGACACCCCCTGCAACCGGCAATTTAAATTCCGTTTTACAAAAAGCCCTTGGCCGTCAAACAGCCCCTGCGGCGGCTCCTATGCCGGTCACGGCTGCACCCCCTTCCACGGGAACAGTGGCGCCAGTTATTGAAAAAGCATTAAGCGCAGGGCTTCCAACGCCTCCAACGCCTATGCCTGTGACGCCAATGCCAACTACGGGAACAACGCCAGACAATCAGCGATACAACGATTTTATAAATAAAAATCCTGAATTGCAGAAAAATCCGCAAATATTGTCGCAAATGAAAAATTGGTTTAATTCAACCCCCGAACAGCAATCGAGTTTAGTCGCTAAACTTTTGAGCAATCAAAGCGCAACGGGCGGTGAACCAACATCAACTGGTAATGCAGGACCCTCGACTGGTGATGCAGCGGCATCAACTGGTGACGCAGGATCAGGTTTAAACACCAGTGGGCAATACGCACCAGGATATGAACCACAAAAAGTGCGTGGGAAGCATTCGGGAGCGGGAAAAAACAAACATGTAGAACGGAATTACATAGAAAAATACGGCGCTAATTGGAAAGTAGCTCTGCAAAACCAACAAGCTTTTGGAAAAGCGTTGGCAAAAGAAGATGAGTATGTAAAAGCAGGTCGAATAACCTCCGATGGGAAAGGTGGAGAACTGTTGGATGGCAAGCCATACACGCCACCCAATTTTGATGATGTTTCAACGTATGCAGAGTTTGGCGGGCAACAATTAAATCCAAATGCAGGGCCTGCGGATCCCGCAGATATTGCAAAGTATGCTAAAAAATCTTCACCTCCAGGTCCCCGCTATCAGGATTGGATGTCAGGTAATAAAAGGTAAGGATTTATATGGCAACTCCAACAGCCGTTCAAAAAACTACGCAAACGCCTATTGGTCCGGCTGATCCGGGCTTTAATTTACCGCCTATTAACACAACAAGTATTTCCGACACGATTGGCAGCGGATTAACCAGCTTGCTTCCAGGCGGTTCTAACGCCCCCACAGGCATGGCAATTGCAGGGACTGGATTAGGGTTGGCAGCAGCGTCTCAAGCCCAGAAAGACCTTGCTGCGTTGTCAGGACAAGAACAAGCCCTTGGTCAACCGTATGTTGATGCCGGTAAAGCGGATTTAGCCAAATATCAATCAGGCACGATTAGCCCTGCCGAACAAGCAGCGGCTGATTACATGAAGTCAGCGGGTGCTACAAACATTTCTGAAGCGGCTCCGTTGTTGCAATTAGGCAACACCTATTTAGGGTATGCGGCAACCAACAGTTTGCCCCCAAATGTTGAAGCTAAGTTGTCTCAAGATGTTGCAGCGCAAAAAGCAGCAGCCACCCAGCAATACGGTGCCGATTCGTCTGCATTGACGGCAGTGCTGGCTCAAATTGATGGGCAAGCAGCACAAACTCGACAAAACCTGATTAACAATTACGGCACTCAAGGGCAATCGTATTACGCATCCGGTACTGCATTGCAGCAAACAGGTCAAGCAGACACTGCTGCGGGTTACCAAGCCATTGTTAACGACATTCAGCAAAACCTGACCAATGCCATGGCTGAAGCCGCATTGGGCTTTGGCCCGATTGAAGCCGGAATCCAAAACCAAATTCAAGGTGATGCGGCCATTGCCGACGCTTTGATGGGCATGTTTGGTGAGTTGTACAAGAACGTGGCAGCGTCTACAGCTCCTGCAACGGGTGGTGGCGGTGGTAGTAGTGCCGCTAAACCCGCAGCAACGGGGGGAACACCTGCTGCAAGTGGTGGTGGTAGTGCGTACGGGGCAACTCCGGCAACCAATACAGCGTTAACTGGAGCTGCAAATTTGCTTAAAGGCCCGTTTCCAGTGGCTCCAAACATTATTCCTTCAAATACAGATCCGTATACAGCGGAAACCAATTATTGGAATTCACTTACTAATCAAACGTCTGGCCCTGGACTTACAACAGACACGGCATTAGATCCTACAAATTACGTTCCAGGCACTAGTATTAATCCGAGTAATTTTGCTGGCGATATTCCGGGGACATCGTTTAATCCCAATGCTGTAAATCCATGGGATGTGGCGTTAAACAATCCAATTGATCCAGTACCATTGCCTGATTTTTCTTCTAATATTCCAACTTATGATGCAACAAATCCTTTTCCAGGAATCGCGCCGGATTTTAGTACCGCAGACACTTATACGCCACCTGAATATTCATCGTATACAAGCTATTACGGATAAACGCCATGATCTTACCAGATGATTTTTTCAGTCAATTAGGCCAAATCAATGCGCCAAGTCCATCGCCGTTTGGGCCAAACAATCAGCCCGTTGCTGGACAACTTCCTGTGGTTTCGCGCCCTGTCGCCCCTGTACAGCGTCCTGTTGCCCCGACACAGGCTGCGGCACCAGTTTTAAAACAACAAACATTAAAACCACCTCCCAGTTCGTTGCTTCCAACAGAAGAAGAAGCGGCTGTTTCTCACGCGGCTATTTCAGATGAATTGTCGCGCATAGAAAAACAAAAAAGTTTAGAGGACAACATTGAATCTGACAAAACAAAATACAGTCAAACAATAGAACAAAATTCTGCATTGGACGCGGAAGCGTACAAAGGATTAAGCCAATCGTTTGTTTTTAACGAAGCCAAACCGCAATATCAGGAGTTTGCATCTAAAAGCACACCGTGGCTTATGATGTTAACGGCGATTGGAGGAAAAATAGGCAAAATTTCGGGAATGGGAATGCTAAAAGCCCAAACAGGAATGCTAAAAGGCCTTAATGAAGGCCAAAAAGTAGCATATGATCGCGCCTATCAAGAGTGGAAAGACCATTATGATATGGCTAAAAGTCAAAATGACAATGCAAAAGCTGTTCTTGAAATGGGAATTAGAGCGCGTAAAGGCCAAGCTGACGCTCAAAGAGCGTCATATGAAATGGCTGTTGATGCTGCTGGATACAACCGTGACGCTATTAAGAACGACGCTGCGTTAATTGCTGCTAATGACAAAACAGCATTGGGTCTTGAAAAAGCCAAAATAGACATTGATCGAGCAAATCTATCACTTCAAGGGTCGTTTTTACGCGCTGGTCAACAAAACGCCAAATTTTTAAACACGGGTTATCAAAAAGTAGAAGCGTCGCAACGGTTAACATCAGCAGCTCAACGATTGCAAAATGCGTGGAATCGGTTAGATGCAAAAATTAAGTCAGATCCTGCGTTAGCGGATGCTATTAAATACGGAACCATTGGAGATTCTAAAACAATGGATCGTATTAACATGGTTGCATCAGACGAATACGCTGATTTTAAAAATGCGTCAGCATCTATTACTGGTCCATTTTTGCGTGAAACATTGCAAGGCATTCCTGCTACGGCATTGCGTGGCGTTAGAATTGAATATAAAGAAATGGAATCAATGCCTGATATTACAAAAGGCTACAATTTTGCAAAAGACGCCGTTGCAGCAGTAACTGAAATGGCAAATCAATCTAGTGCGCACAACGTAGCGCAATACAACGACATGTATATTCGCGTTCAATCAGGTCAAAGTCCGTTTGAAATGGCTCCACAACCAACAATGGTTGAATCAAAACCAGCAACTAAATCGTACACACAACAAGATTTGAACGACACAATTTCAGCGCATCCTGAAATGACACGCGAACAAATAGTGAGCGCATTAAAAGCGCAAAGTTTAACAGGACCGCAATAATGGCTGATTTACTTGCTCCATCTGCTGTTGCTAGTCGCCAACCAAACGATTTACTGGCAAAACCAAAAGAACCTTCTACGCTTGAAAAGGTAGGAAAGTTTGCCGGTGGAGCGGCAGTAGGCGCAGTAACAGGTTTGCCTGTAATGGCATTTGAAGTTGGCTATGGCGTTGGTGAAAGCGTTATGCACCCTGTTGAAGTGGGATACAAAAAATACGTCAAACCCGTTTTAGAACTAGAAAAAGAGTTTTACACCGATCCAATAAAATTAGCTAAAAAAGAAATAGGTATTGTCAAAGAAACAGCCAAAAAGTTTGTTTCTGAAGATCCGTATGAACAAGGAAAGACCGTTGGTCAATTCTTTTCGCCTGGTATGTATGCCAAAGCCATTGAACTTGCTATTGCAAAAGGCGTTCCGTTAGCTACCGCTACGCGAGAAATGTCAGCGCGTGAATTAGAAAAAAAAGGCATCAAACTAGAACCAGGTCAAGTGGCTGGAATTGAACCCGAACCATCCGCGGGGTTTAAAAGTTCTACAAAAAACGCCAATCAAGCAATTGTAAATCGGTTAGCCAGTGAAGATACGGGCCGATTAGCTGTTGGCAATCAACAAATCAATTCGGAATTTCTTGATGAACGGTTTAATACATTGGGAAAAATGTATGACCGCGCATATCAAGGAAAGAATTTTAAAATAAATGATGAAACAATTGCCGAATTGCGTCAGATGTTTCGGGAAGAAAAATCATTGGGTCCGGCTGGCGCACGCGCTGCTAGCGGTGTTGCCAAAACAATCATTGATTCCCATGCAACGTTAGGCGGTACAGGCAACATTTTTGAAGTTCAAGGCGAAGGATTGCAGCGTTTGAGAACAGAACTTCAAACAATTGGTCGCACATCCAGCGATGCGGCAGAACGCCGCCAAGCATGGAAAATCATTGGAATGTTAGATAACAATGTGGCTGAACAAAGCCCCAAATTGGCTAAAGCCCTTAAACTGATTAACAAACAATATCGAGCAACGGCCACATTAGACAACTTGACTAAATCAGGTGGCATTCAAGGCGGCGATGTGAGTGCAGATAAATTGGGCGCGTATCTGCGGCACCATGAATTTCATGGAACAGATTCTCAAAAAGAATTGGGATTGCATGGAGAGACAACGGGGCTACTGGCACGTTGGGAACAATCCCCAACAACGGCTTTGCCAACCAGCGGCAACATGATGCTCCGAATTGCTAAAGCCCTTAACGTGTCTCGTCGCAGTCAATATGCCCGTGGCATTCAGCGCCGATTGGCTGAAAAATTAAAAGCAAATCCAAATGGCGTAATGTCTACAAATGATTCCATGGAAGCGGAATCGTTGTTAAATCAATTAGATCAAGAAGCAGCGGCCACTTCATCAGCAGCACCCCCATCTGGTGGCCCATTTTCTTCTCCACAAGGATTTGGAACAGGTTTGCCAGAGTTGCTTCCATGAAAAAGAAAGACGCCCTAGAACCCGGCATTAAGATGCTGGATTCCATGATGAAAGATGCCATGCGTCCTAGCAGTAATGTCACTTATGAGGATAAACTCAAGCTACTAGACCGTTGGGTTAAAGTACAGGAGCTGATCCGGCGCCAGCGACAGGGCGGGATGGGCACAGGATTTGACGAGCCAGGGGAAGAAAATGACGGAACAGACCTTTGATGTGATGGCCGTACTTAGTGCAGCAACCCGCATTCTTGCGGCTAGAGTGCTGACTATGGTATGCCTTTTTATGGTATTTGGACTGTCCTGCTGGGCTATGTGGATGCAGACCGTAACGGCCTGTACCGTGGCAGGAGGGTTCGCCCTATTTGTATTTTTGCCTGTCCTGTTTGACGGGCGCAGGAGAGAGAGTAATGCCTAAGATTCGTCCCAATTCGTTTGAAGATAAGAAGCAATATCAGGTCAGCGGAAACACCGTTGCCCGTTACCGTGAACCCACCAGTGATATGGCGGCGTATATGACCCAATATGTCCATGACTATTCGGATCAAAAAGCCTTTGAACCGGCTGGAAATTGCATTGTGAATGCCACGCAAAATAGGTCCATTAAAGGCGATAAAACCACCAACCGAAGCGGTCGGTCGGCATCCCTTGGTGCCATATCAAATGCTTTTGTGGGCGGTGTCCGTCGCGGCTCTGGCCCCTTTTAAGGAGTAATGTATGGCTGATTCAACAGGCTCACCATTTGTTAACAGCGAAGGCCAGCTCCCAACGTATAGCACCACGGTCGCGGCGTACACCCCGTATACCACCGCCACGGACATGGTGGTCCTTCAAAACCCAGCGGCCAGCACGGCAGTATTGAAGGTATCCAAAATTCGTATTTCGGGCACTGCAACGGCAACGTCTGTCTATATCCCGTATTGCTACATTCGCACGGCCTTAAATACCGGCGGTACGTCCACGGCAATCACGGATGCGTTGCACGATAGCAACACTGCTGTGTCGCAAGGCATCGTCCTTAAATACAGTGCGGCTCCAACTTTAAACGGAACAGGCACGCTATTGCGGGCTGACACCGTGTTGTTGGCAAATGCAACATCCCCAATCATTTTTACTGAAGGATTGTGGTTGTTTGGAGATTTGCCTAATTCCGGTCAAATCCACGTTCGCCCAGGGCAACAGTTATCAATTAACAGTAACAGCGCGTTTCCAGCGGGTGCGGCGTTGTACATCACAATTCAGTGGGCCGAGTCGGTTGGGTTCAATCCGGCAAACTAAGATGGCAATTATTACTACAACCCATGGGGACATGGATGAGTCGCTTTTAATGAAAATGGAAGGGACAATCGACAATAAGGTCGAGTACACCACATGGGTTGAATATTATATTGGCACTGAGCTGGTCCACCGATCAGCCCATGTCACGCTAAAAGAGATGCCAACTTTCGCTGATGGCGTTAGCGGCTCTATTGGCTAAGGAGATTTTGTGGCAAACAGTCAAGCCATGTGTACGTCGTTTAAGCAAGATTTGTTTAACGGACTACACGCATTTGGTACGTCAGTTGTCCGTGGAACCACGGCGGCTGATTCATTTAAAGCAGCCCTGTATTTAGTATCCGGTTCGCTGGGCGCTGGCACAACGGCGTATAGCGCCACGTCTGAAGTGTCGGGCACGGGTTACACGGCGGGCGGCACAGCTATTACGTCTTGGAACGCCCCCACCACCAGCGGAACGTCAGCCTACACCACTCCAACCGCATCGTTTGCGTGGACCACGGTGACACTTTCCACGGCGTTTGACACAGTGTTGGTTTATAACAACACCGCGTCGGGCAAAAATGCGGTCAGTGTACACACGTTTGGATCGCAGACAATTACGGCGGGTAATTTCACGCTTACCATGCCAACCAACGCTGCTGGTACGGCGCTATTGCAGATTAGCTAATCATGGCGTTAATTTTTGCAGACCGTGTAAAAGATTCTACAACCACGTCGGGTACTGGGACCATAACGCTTAGTGGTACAGCCCCGACAGGTTACCAAACCTTTAGCGCGGGCATTGGTGTAACCAACACCATGTACTATTGCATTGCAAGTCAGACATTAGCGACTTGGGAAGTGGGTCTTGGTACACTAGCTACAACGACAACAATTACTCGTTCTTCTGGTAACGTGCTAGCAAGTTCTAGCGGTGCCGGAACATTGGTATCATTTGGTTCAGAAACCAAAGACGTGTTTGTGACCAGTCCGGCGTTGTGGGCGACCAGTCCAGCGTTTACAGGCACTTTAACGGCTAACGGATCATTGGTTGCCAACAGCACAGTCACATTAGATCCTGCCAATGCTGCCGTTGATATCAGTCCGACCGGCACAGGTACCGTTACAATCAATCCAGCCACTTTGTCTTACATGGACAATGTTGTTATAGGGGGAACCATTGCCCAGAACGCAACGTTTTTCAATTGCGTTGCTCAAAACAATGTGCTGGCAAACGGAACTTTAAGTTGTGCGGGTTTTACGGCAAGCGTTTTTTCAATTCCTCAAGTCCAAATAACTGGAGGCATGAATGTTGACACGTTTACAGTCACAACAGGCCCGAGCGGATTTACAGGCGGTATAACGACAGACACGTTGTCTGCATCAAGCACTGTTACGTTAAGTCCTGCCAATGCCAACGTGGTGTTAAGCCCAACCGGAACCGGATTAGTGACGATCAATCCAGCAACCGCTGGAACCATTAACAATCTGTCCATTGGTGCAACAACCGCCAGCACGGGTGCTTTTACAACCCTATCAGCATCTAGCACGACAACATTAAGTCCTGCATCCGCAAACGTGGCAATCAGTCCAACGGGAACAGGAACTGTCACGCTAAACCCTGCCACGGCTGGAACCATTAACAATCTGTCCATTGGTGTAACGACCGCCGCTGCGGGACGGTTCACAACGATCACGGCAACCGGCACCGTGACATTAAGTCCGGCTTCTGCAAACGTGGCGATTAGTCCGACTGGTACAGGAACGGTCACAATCAGTCCTGCTGGTGCATTGACAATCAATCCAACCGCAGCCAGCACGATCAACAACGCATCCATTGGTGCGACAACCGCCAGCACGGGTGCTTTTACAACCCTATCAGCATCTAGCACGACAACGTTAAGTCCGGCTTCTGCCAACGTCGCAATCAGCCCAACCGGCACTGGCACTGTGACCATTAGTCCTGCTGGCGCTTTAACAATTAACCCCACTGCTGCAAGCACAATTAACAATACGTCGATTGGCGTGACAACGGCTGCTGCGGGACGGTTTACGACAATCACCTCAACCAGCACAGTGACGTTAAGCCCCGCTTCTGCAAACGTGGCGATTAGTCCAACGGGAACAGGAACTGTCACGCTAAACCCTGCCACGGCTGGCACAATTAACAATATGTCGATTGGTGCAACTATTGCAAGCACCGGAAACTTTACCAGTTTATCAATTGGTGGTTCAGCCCTTGCTAAAACTAAAACAACAGTATTTACCAGCAGCGGAACCTATACACCCACAACGGGCGCTGTATTAACTCGCATTTTATTAGTTGGTTCAGGCGGCGGCGGTGGCGGTGGCGCATTACAAGCATCTGGTTCTGCTTGCTCAGGCGGCGGCGGCGGTGGCGGCAGTTCTGTTATTGACCACATTTATAACACTGCTGATTTAGGGGCAAGCGTTACAGTAACAATCGGCGCTGCGGGAACCGCAGGAGCAGCAGCAACCACATCAAACACTGCTGGTGGTGGTGGCGGTGCTGGTGGTCAAACGTCTTTCGGTGGATATGCATTTGCATATGGCGGCGGTGGAGGTGCGGGTGGACAACTTGCGTCAGCTTCCGGTGGTGGCGGCGGTGGTGGAATGCTTGCAGTAGGCGGTTCAACAACGACTGTAACTGCTGGAGCAGGAACGGCACCGGGAACTGCTGGCGGTTCTGGAAGCGTTGGCGTTAATTACACGGTATCTATGGGTACGTCGGGCGGTGGCACAGGTGGTGGTGGTGGTGGTAACGGTTCAGCCGGATTTGTTGGCGGCGTAGGTATGCTTGCAACGGGCGGCGGTTCGGGTGGTGGTATATCAACAACTCCTGCCGCGTTTGCTGGCGCAGCCGGAGGATCATCGTATGGAGCTGGTGGATCGGCTCCTGCTGGCGGTGCAATTGGCACGGCTGGCGGTACGTTTACTTTGATTTTTGCAAGTCTCCCTGCGTACGGCGGTGGTGGTGGTGGATCTAATATCACAGGCGTTGCCGGAGCTGGTGGCGCTGGTGTGAACGGTGGCGGTGGTGGTGGTGGTGGATCGAACCTCAACACGTTTACTGCTGGTGCTGGCGGTCTAGGTGGAAAGGGCATTGTTTGGATTGTGGAGTATTTTTGATGGCACGATATGCAGTCATTGATGCAGACAACATTGTTCAAAATGTCATTGAATGGGATGGCGTTGCAGAATGGAGTCCACTTGACGGGCAAACTGCGTTATTGGACACTGACCCACCCACTGCACAATTGAGCTATATCTATGACCCTGCCACGGGAACGTTTTTAGCGCCTGTAGGTATTTAAACCGTGTTGGGGTTTGATCCATTATCGTCTGCCCCAATTTCGGCTTTGCCTGGCGGTGGAGCAATTGCCATTGCGTTAACGCAAGTCAATGGCACGGGTTCCGTTGGAACCGTTATTGCTGTAAAAAGTCTTACCCTTGCATTGACCGGCGTGTCTGGCACGGGTTCTGTTGGCACGGTCAAACCAAATAATGCAATTGCATTAAACCAAGTGTTTGGCACGGGCGCCGTTGGTACAGTGGTATACACCAACCAACTTAACGTTGCCCTGACCGGCGTGTCAGGCACCGGCTCAGTGGGCAGTGTGACGGGTTCCGCATTTCGTGATATCTGGACAGAGAACGGGCTGGTTGTGAATACCGGCCTGATTAGTGAGCCGTCTATCGAATGGATTACAGACCCCACGGTGCCTTATAGCGGCGTCATTAGCATTAGCCCTTCGGCTGGCAGTGTGGTGCCACAATGGACTCCGGTTATTCTTTACGCCAGCATAGGACCGCCCAATAGCGTTCAAACGGTGACGGTCCCTGACGTGGTAGGGCAGCAATCCTATCAAGCCCGTACAGCCTGTTTCACAGCGGGCCTATTGGTGGATAATTACGTTTGGTATGACACAAACGGCGTGGTGGATCCCGGCTATGTGGTATCCCAGTCCCTAACGCCCGGCTCGACCGTGGTGTTTGGCACCCTGATTACCTTAACAGTGAGCAACGGATGAGTACGGTAACCGTCCCCAATTTTACGGGGCTAAACATTTACTTTGCCATCGAAGGCATTGCTGGTGCTGGTTTAGTGCCTGGCACCACGACCTACATCAATGACTCCGTGGCCCCGCTCACGACCGTGATGTCACAAGTTCCCGTGGGCGGCTCGACTGCCAACTTAAGCGATACAGTTAGGTTGACTGTTAGCATTGGCCCTGCCGTCATCCCAATTACCGTCACAGTACCAGGAATCACCCCATGACCACTCGCGGCGTACGCAATAATAACCCTGGCAACATCAGGCATGGCGAGGCATGGAAAGGTTTATCCCCCACGCAGACAGACCCTCAGTTTTTGCAGTTTTCCAGTCCAGAATACGGAATACGGGCGATTGCGCGTATTTTGCGTTCATATCACAAATGGGGATGCACGACGATTACCCAAATTGTGGACCGCTGGGCACCACCAATAGAAAATGACACCCCCGCCTATATAAAATCTGTAGCTTGGCAGTGTAATATGGATGCGAATGTAGCAATTGATTTAGAAACGTGTATGCTTCCGCTAGTCAAAGCGATTATTGAACACGAAAACGGTACTCAGCCTTATCCTGACGATCTGATTTCTAAAGGTATCGCACTTGCTGAAAGATGGAATCCCCTCGACGTTTAAGTTAGCTGGCAACACGATTAAGGTTCGTGTTCTCCCACGGTCAAAATGGCGACATGGGAAAGAGTGCGTGGGGCTATGGGACGCCACAAAAAATCAAATTGATATACTTTCCAGCCTTGACGCTATAGCAAGGCAACAGACGTTTTGTCACGAATTACATCATGCGCTGCTTGATATTGCCGGACACCCCGAACTATCACAGGATGAAAATTTTGTCGACCGCATGGCATATCTGTTACACCAAGCATTGACAACTTTTGAATGAGACACCTGATTATACCCGATACGCAGATTCGTCCGGGTGTGGATACAACGCACATTGATTGGGCCGCTCGCGCAGCCGTAGATTACAAGCCGGATGTTATTGTCGTTATTGGGGATTGGTGGGATCTACCGTCGTTATCAACCCACGACGCACCAGGTTCAAAAGAAGCTGAGGGCCGCCGAGTGATGACCGATATTGAAGTCGGCAATGAGGCTTTTGAGCGGTTTTCGTCGATTATCCACAAAGAACTTGCGCGGCGAGTCCGACGACATATCAAACGGTGGAACCCGCGGCTTGAATTTTTATTTGGCAATCACGAAAATCGGTTAACGCGAGCCATTTTCCGTGATCCTAAGTGGGAAGGCATTATTGGCCTCGACAGTCTAAAAACACCTGGCTTTGCACGGCATCCGTATCTGAAAATTGTTCATATTGATGGCATCGCTTACAGCCATTTTTTCCCTAACCCTTACACTGGCAAGCCAATTGGCGGCACGATTGTTAACAGGCTGAACCACATTGGTCATAGCTTTGTCCAAGGCCACCAGCAGGGCTTTTTGTACGCCTCAAAGCAGTTCCCGGATCACGTTAAGCATGGCCTTGTTTGCGGTCGTTTTTACAGTCACGCCGAATCGTACAGGCCACCGGATGTGCAAACTTCTGAATGGAATGGTATTGTGGTGCTGAATGACGTACGGGTTGTCAACCATCACGGCACCTACGATTTAATGCCCCTCAGTTTTAATTATTTACGAGAAAAATTTTCTTAAGGAGAAAATCATGACATTTTGGGACACAATTAAAGAAACAACAGATGTGTTTTTTCATAAAAACCCAATCGGCAAAGCAATTGAAAAAGATGCACTGTTAGCTTGGAATGAATTGGTAACAGTTGCTGAACATGATTTGAAGCACATCGCAGAACAGATGGCACAAGCAATTCTTGCAGTTTTAGCATCACCAGGCGCAGTAAGCCCTCAAGCTGTTGCAATTGCCGCTTTGAGTGCTGGCATAGAAGCAGCTGTTGTTGGTTTTAAAGCCGCTGGACATGACATTTCAGTGCAAACGCTATCAACGTTGGCAACCACGGTTGTCAATCAGGTTAGCGTAAAGGCGGCCTAATGGGCATTTTCACAACGATCAAAAGTGCGCCAAAATTCTTTGAGCTTTTTCAGGAAGGCAAAGAGTTAGCGAATGCCACCACATGGAAAAGTCGCACCGTCGCAACAAACTGTGTCGTGGCGTTTTTGGCGACCCTTGTGGGCTTGTCAAAAACCTTTGGATACGACATTGCGTTGGATGACCAAACAATACAAGGGCTGGCGGTGGGCGCTGTTGCTGTTGTCGGTGCTGTTAACGCCGTCATGCACATCATTACATCCAAACGAGTGGGTGTGCCAACCGACACTTGGGTTCCAAACGCTCAACGATGAATGGGACCGACCGACCCGCACCACGACAGCGGTGGTAGCGGGCGTGTCGTGTCAAATCAATTGAATATCCATTAACGGATCTGCGGCCACGCGGTCAATTAACCGAACCAAATACCACTCGGCCTTGTGAAGATCCTCAAGCCCGCCTTTTGTCTTGTACCGCAAAAGGTATTTCAAAATATTGCCTTCCAGAAAATCACGGTTTACCGTGATATCAATCGCATCAATTGATTCGCCGCAGTTGTTGCAAGTGCCGATATTGTCGTAGTGACTGGGATTGATTGGGTCGTTCATATCAGTTATTCGGTAAGTTATACATTGCGCGCTCCATCATGGCCCGTGCCGTTGCTATTTCGTCGTTGTAGCGTTTGCAAAGCTCATTATACAAATCTTTGTAGTAATCACGTTCTTGTCTCAACGTGTTTACAA